CTTAGCCAATGCAATGAACAACATTCCTGAAGGTGGCCCAACTGCATGATCAGACCTCAAATATATCAACAAGCAGTTAACGATTATTGGAAAATAAAAAGTCAAACTGATGACGCATTTTATTTTGGCTTAGGAGATCGCATTAAACAAAGGCAAGAGTCTAAGGTTCCTGTTGCTGGTGCAGGTACAGTACAATTCTTGCAACTTACTGGGGCAGTTATAGCAGGCGTTTCTGTATTTGTCCCAGCGTTTAGACCACTAACAAAAGCAATTAACTTTGCACAAGAGCAACTAAAGGAAAAAACCGAATCTACTGAGTAGATGGCTGACAACTGAAACAGATTGTAGCAACATAGCCATCATCATCATAGTAGTAACTACATTCACTTTCAGGTTTACTTTTACTACAAGTATCACAGATTAGATACAACATTATTTTTCCTCCGGATATAATTTGCATTTGCATTGAACTTCTACAAATATTTCTAGATCGCAGAATACACATTCGTTCATTCTTCTTCCCCCAAGTCACATTTGTGGTCATAGAATGTTTCCACTGGGTGGTATTTTCCACAGTATCTACAGTAGCGCGTAGTAGTTTCTGTTTTATTTCTCTCCGATCTTAACTGGTCGCGTACCCATTGGCTAAAGTTTGGTTTTTGTTTTGCTAACTCCCAAGTCACAGAATCTAAGCTTACATTAATTGGCCTCATTCAATCGCCTCCACTTGCGTCCAAATGTTATTGCCTTGATAATCAATAACAATATCCTCCCAATGACTTCTAGGCCAATGGACACAATTCTCTTCTTTACAGAATAGTTTAGGTTCATATTGTGTAAATAATGTAATTTGTTGTTCTTCTTCGTCCCAATGTATGTTGGCCGTCCAATATTCAACTCTTCCAAGATCTATGCTTATGACATATGATCTAAAATTGGTCCCTTTGTGGTCGTTTGCAAATATTTCTAGCCAATTATCTTGCTCCATGTTACTATCGAACAAACATTTTGATATAAAGTTATGCGCACGCATAGATGAAAAAAGCTTAGTTTACTTTTTTGACTAGGGTGTTTATACACCCTGTGTACTGTTAGGGTGGTTAGGGCGGGGGGAAGCCCAAAGGCTTCGGGGCGGCTTCGCCGCAAAGATTAGGTCACAGTTTAGTTTATACACCGCTTTAGTTTAGCGAAGTACATGGCGAAGACCAACGAATTTGAAGTTTATATTGAAGTTGAGGCTGGATTAGCAGCAGCAAATACAGCACTTGACATGACCGATTATGTAGACATTGCAGATAATGAAGCTCTAGAAATTCATGATGTTGATATTGTTCTAGACCCGGGAACTGCACTTCCTGCAACTGCTGAAGCAATATTCCAATTGGCAGATTCTAATATCCAAGCATTTGTTTCTCATGCAGATCGTACAAGTTTGTATGTTCAGAGAAACTGTTACGATTCAGGTAACATGACTGTTCAAGAGCAGAGATCCTTTAGTGATCTTACTCCACTAATTGTTAACAAGACTCTATTCTGTCGTAGCGATACAAATGGTGCAGCGGCTCCTCTACCACATACGCTAAGAATGAAAGGAAAGATTGTCAAACCTTCCGCGAAAGATTACATGGCTCTAGTTCTAACACAAACCGGCAATGTTGCTTGAGGTGGTTCTACTTGGTTAAAGTAGAAGGCACTCTAGCAGAATTGCGGGAGTTGTTTGTAGAAGGTGCTAAGAAAGAAGCCCGTAAGCAGGCTGTAAAGGCTGGGGAGAAAGTTGTTAGGGCTGGCGTTCGTAAGGGCACTCGCAAATTATCTGATTGGCAAAAGTACCTCAAAAACAAGAAAAACCACATTAAATTTACAAGAGGGCCCAAAAAAGGCAGATTAGATTTATCAAAAATGTCTAGAGCTTTCAAGAAAAGTAGAAAGAAGTGATAGCATGGTAAGGATCATTGACAAAGATACTCGCCTAATTGATGTAGACTTTGGTCCTGTTCAGTTTAATGTAACTAGGCTTCCTACGCAAACTAATCCAAGTTCGGGTGCATTACCTCATGGAACTATTACTTCTCAAGGCAATGGACTAGAGCAATGTATTGTACTTCCTAATATCGATGTAGGCCTTTATGCTGGTTCGTTTGTTCAATATGCTAATGTTGATCTGTCTTATATGACTATGAACAATGAAGCAATGATGCCGGTTGAGGTTAGTGTCCAACGCACATCTCCTGTACCATTAGGATTCCATAACAACGGTAACAACTTCGATCAGATCGAAGAGTATGTTTATGTTTTTACTAGACCTCTAAACAATCAAACCATTGATGGTACTGCAATTGACTTTGAAGACTTGCGTTCTCTAGGTTTGGATCGCACAGAAACTCAACAAACTGCGTTAGGTGGTATTGATTCGGGTATTCCATCACATGCACAAACAGTGTATGCCGAAAAGAGAATGTATAGTTACAATGAATCTCTAGGTGCTACACAAAGAAATGGAGGATTAATTCCTTCTACAGTAGGAGAATATGAAGGAGGCCCCGGACAAGGTGGTCCTCAAGCACCAATTCCAGCATTTGCTAATAATTTCAATACACTATTTGGTATGCCAGTATTAGACTCAGTTACTACATGGGGGACTATGGGTGCGATCACAGGCCCATCATTACATTGCTACCGTGTAGTTATATTCAGAGGACAATCTTTTCCTCCTATAGCTAATACATTTACTAATGTCGATCTTGCTGGTAATTCTCAATTAGAGTTCCCTCCTCTTAATGTTTCATTCTTGTGCAAAGATCCGGACTTTACTGAAGGTGAACTATTGACGCGCTTAGCCAATGCAATGAACAACATTCCTGAAGGTGGCCCAACTGCATGATCAGACCTCAAATATATCAACAAGCAGTTAACGATTATTGGAAAATAAAAAGTCAAACTGATGACGCATTTTATTTTGGCTTAGGAGATCGCATT